CGATATGGCCTAACCTGGCCGGAGAGATACCGCTCCAGCGCATCCGCGCGGCTGACCTCGTGGCTTCGGACGTACTGCTTGACGGCGAAATAGCTCAGGCCGTGCGTTTTGCAGTGCTGCGCCATGCTGCAGGTCTTTCCGTGAAACTCGAAATCCCAAACCGGATCCTTGCGGATGCCGTTGCGCTCAAACATCCGGTAGGCGGCCTGATGCGTCATGCCAGCCATTGCCCCAATGACCTCCCACTTTCCGCCGGACTGCTCAATCAGCTCGGCCAGCACTTGCGGCACCGGCTTACCCGTCCGCGCTGACTCGCGTTGTTCCCATGATCTCATGTCAAATGCTCCATTGTGCGGCCATTGCGTCCGCCACGCCTTGGTAGGTCTTACTGCGCTCTTTCCACCGGTCAGGACTCGGCGGCATCTTGTGGATGCGGTCATCGCGCCCGCTGACGATGTTCGTCGGCTGGAGCAATGGCAATCCCTTCAGCCACAAGCAGGTTGCCTTGGTCTCGCCGCATCCATGCATCCAAGGCTGGATCACTTGATCCGGCTTGCGGTACAGGCTCGACATGATGCAAACCGGATTCTCAATCGCTGTCCGCTTGATATGCTCACTGCGCCGAATCAACCGCATAAAAAACGATACTGCCTCCTGCTGCCGTCCATCCATCCGCTTGGCTGCAAAGTGCCGCGCACCGCTCACGCTCAGGTGAGTGCATGGCGGGTGGGCAATCATCAAATCCCACGGATAGTCGATCACATCGAACGCGTCCCCCATGTAGTGCGGCCCCGGCTTTTCGGTCGGCAGCAGGTCGCACGACATAGCGTCATGGCCTAGAGCGATAAACGCATCACGCACAATTCCCGAATATTCACACGCCACTAAAACCTTCATGGCTTAATCCCCGTTGTTTTCTTGTTCGTTAAGTATTGCACTAGCAATATCATCCGTCAACCACTTTCCCCGTAATCCTCTCGAAAATAACCCGGCTGACATACTCCGCGAATCCGACCGGGTCAGACTTGGCCCGGTCACGCATACCCTGGGCCGTCTTTTCGGACAGCGCGGGGCAGTAGTGGCCTTGCTCAAGCTGGCATAGGCGACAGGTGACGAGGTGGTGGTGGAGGCTCATTGCGCGTCGTGGTACTCGTGTATCAGGTCAATGCAGGCTTTCCGCACATCCTGGAACCACATTTTTCCATTCATATGCCGAAACCATTGTCCTATCTCGGCCTCGCAGGGAATCGCGGAGTCGTAGAACTCAACGCCATCACGCCAGAACACCAGATAGCCGCCCTCGCGTTTTACTGTAACCATGATCAAAACCTCCCGTCTTGGTTTTCAATATCCGCAAACCGGAACACATCGCCATGGAATCGAGTCATGAGCGTGCCTGTCGGCCCATTGCGGTTCTTCGTGACGATTAGCTCGGCAAGCCCCTGCGCTTCGGCGTTCGTCGGGTTATACACCTCGTCTCGGTACAGCATGATAATCACGTCCGCATCCTGTTCGATGCCGCCACAGTCGCGGAGGTCGCTATTCATCGGGCGCTTGTTTGGTCGGCGCTCGCATGTTTTCGACAACTGCGACAACACCACGGTCGGGCATTTGTACTCCATGCCCAGCCCCTTAATGTCGGCGCTGACCTCCGTCAAAATATCGTTTGTCGTGCGCCGGTCGTCGCTGCGATTGCTCCTGGATTTCTGGAAATAATCAAACATCATCATCCCGATTCCGCCATGTTGCCGGGCGATTCGGCGGCAGACTGCCCGCATGTCGTTCGGAGACATGCTGCCCTGATCGCAGACCAGGAACTGCCGCGTCTTGATATCGGCGGTGGCGTTCGATACGCGCTGGTATTCGTCAGCCTCGAACCATCCGCGCTGAATCTTGCTCATCGGCACGCCGGAGCGCATGGCCAGCATCCGGTTGATAATCTGCCAGCTGGGCGACTCCATGGAAAATATCACGACCGGCAGCGGTTGCGAGAATAGCGCCGCCTCAGCAATGTTCAGGCCATAGGTTGTTTTCCCCATGCTTGGCCGTGCGCCAACGACGACCATATCGCCGGACTGGAATCCGTCCGTCCAGTCATCCATGCCGCGTAACCCGGTAGCCACGCCGGACAGTTGGCCCGGTTTGCGATCCATTGCGGCTGACATGCGGTCGAATGATTCGGCCAGCATTGACTTGCTGTCATGTATCGGGATTTCACGCCCGATTCCGCCTCGTGCGGTCGATATACCCAAGACTGCGCCCTCAGCATCGCTCAGCAGTTCGGCAGCCGTCTTGCCGTCCGGAGCCAGGATGCTGCCCGCGATAATCTCTGACACGCCCAGCAGTTGCCGCAAGACGGACAGCTCGCGGATGCGCCCGGCATAGGCTTCGATGTTGTGGGTGGTGGCGGGTGAGTTCTTGATAATCTCGCCCAGGTAATCATCGCCACCCATCCTCGCGTCAAGGCCGTGCGTTTTCAGGTAGTCACTGACGGTCAGTGGGTCAACGGCCACATTCGACCCGTACAGGCTTGCACAGGCCGTCCAGATGACGCGGTGGCGTGGGCTAAAAAAATCCACCTCCTGAATCACGTTACAGACCGCATCCCATCCTCCGCCATCCGACATGATTCCGGACAATACCGCTTGCTCCAGGCTCAGGCTGTGCGGCGTTTTTGGTGCGTCATTGTTTTCCATGGAACAACTCCACCCGGTCGCGCTTGGCTCTTGCGGCCAGTTCCGGATCTCGTGCGCCGCGCATATTCGAGAATGGCGGCGGGGTTATTATTGGTTTGTACAAATCGAGTGGTGCCTGTTCGGTCGGCGTCTTGCTGGCTGGTTTGACAGGGTTGCTCAGGCATCGCTGCGCCCACTTGACCAGCGCCCGGCACCATTCCGATTCTGTGCGCTTCTCGCCCTTCGCATGGGTCGCTTCCCGGTAATCCCCAAGATGCCCCAAGACGGTTTCCAGCGTCAACGGTTTCCCGGCGTGTATCTTCCCGTTGATGTATTTTTGCAGTTCAACAGGGTCAGGATTCCAGTCCATCGGCATGGCGAAAAACCGGCGAGTATCGGAGTCGGAAAACAGGTGCGGGTTTTCTTCTTCCGCTTTTCCCCCTTGGGGGTTAGGGGGAAGATTACTTTCCATTCCCTTCCCTTCCCTTCCCTTCCCTTCCGGGGGGTGGCGGTCGCCTAGTGTTCGGCTATCGTTCGTCGAGTCATAGCCGAATGGTCGCGGATGCTTATAAGAGGGCTTGTCGATTTTTTGGTGTTTCCAGCCGGTCACATGCCAGTATTTACGGCCTTCTGCGGTGTATTCAGACAAAAGACCGCTGCTCAGCAGTTCGGAAATATAGGATTCGATTTGGCTTGCGGCTATGTCGTCGCCGGGGAAGATTTGCATCTTGAGTGTCTTTGCGCTGGCCGGGTGATTCCCGCCATCGTCGCAAAAGTTCCACATTCCGACGAACAGTAGTCGAGCTATCGGCGAGCATTCGACGACTTGTTCAGACGTCCAAAACTCTGGTTTGATGGTACGGATTCGCGCCATGGCGACCTCAATAAAAAAGGCCTTTGGTTCTGTGCCGTGGTGGAAATCCACATTATCGCGGAATGTGCCGGGCGGCGCGATAAAGTGAAACACGGTACAGACCAAAAGCCTTGCTTTTGCCCGGCACATTCAATGGATGCTGACTCGGTTTCCACGCCTCGGCAGCATCGCTATTGTACTATCAGTCTTCTTCAAAATCGAACAGTTTCGGACTGTTGACCTTCTGCTCCATGCTCTTCAGGTAGTAGGCGGAATCCATAAAATACCCCGGATTCAGCTCGCTACCCTGCCCGCGTCGGCCCATCTCCAAAGCGCAATACGGCACCGTGCCAAGCCCGCAGAATGGGTCATAAACCAACTCGTCTTTGTTGCTGTAACGCTCAATCAGGCGCTTGACGATATCTGTCTGCAAAGGGCATACATGTTGCTCAACGGCCCGGCGCGACTGGTCGGAATTGAGCGTCAGCATCCGGTTGATATCGTGCCACACGTCCGGATGATGCGAGCCTGGCGCAAGTGACATGAATGTGGACGGGAGAGCGCCGCGCAGTTCAAGGTCTTCGCCCAGCTTGATATGGTGTTCATAGTCGTACACGTTTTGCAGGCTGTACTTTGTGAACATGCTGGCCAGCTTGTCAGGGCCATAGCCTGCCATTTCTTCCGCCGTAATCATCCGGTTGCCGCTACTGCGCCAGAACGCATGGGCATCAACCTGCCAGTGTGCGCGGGTGTATTCCTGTTTTGATTTCTTGACCGGCTCGTCAGCATAGCCCCGCGCCCGGTCAGTCTGCGGCTTGCGGAACAGGATGATGTATTCCGGCGAGCCTACGCCCATCTTAGTGCCGTCCTTGCACTGCTCCGACCACCCGAGCCGGTACGTTTGATTATTCTCGCGCACCACGTCCGTGATGACGGTAATCATCCCCATGTAGTCGAATCCGTGCTTCAGTCCGTGAAAGGTCGCCTCGCAGTGGAACGGGGAAACCGTCGGAGCGCCTGCCCCGGTCACATTGCCGAACAAGATGCGGTCTTTGACGTGACAGGCGTAGATTCGGCCCGGCTTGAGGATGCGCAACAGTTCCGGCGTCAGGAAATCCATTTGCTGCCAGAAGTGGTCGTTGTTTTCGGTGTGGCCGAAGTCGTTGTAGCTCGGGGTGTATTCGTAGTGGTTTGCAAACGGGATAGACGTGACAATCAGGTCAACGTGATTTTCCGGCTGGCGTCGCGCCTCAATGACGCAATCATTGTTAGCCACAGTCCAGCCCTGGCCGGACACCTCGATGCGGTCAACGCCAATAGAGCGGGTCAGTTCTTCAGCCATCTGGATATGATTCAGGCCGTAATTGCGGATGATGTTGGTCATGCTTTCCACCATGTGATTGTGTTGTGTCCATTTCTCGTTCAGGACTTTGAGTACGTCGCGCTCGGCTTCGGTGTAGATGATATGGATCTCGCATTGGTGGGCCTGTAAAAAGCGGTATATCCGGTGCACGGCCTGAATCCAATCATTAAATTTGTACCCGATGCCGGAAAAGATCATCTTGTGACAATGGCGCTGGAAGTTGCAACCAGATCCGGCCAGCACCGGCTTGGTGGACAGGATGCGGAAATCCCCGTCACTAAAGCCGATGATGCGCTTTTCCCGCTCGTCCAAATCCTGCGAACCCCATACGCCAACAGACTCCGGCAATGCCTTTTGAATCGCGGCGCGCTCGGTTTCCAGGTCGTGCCAGATGATGAAGTGATCGTCAGGCGATGCGTTGACAATCTCGACAGTCTTGGCCACCCGAGCCTCCAGGCTGTCGCGCTTTTCTGCCGCTGCCGATGACAGGCCCATGGCGGTATCACGAAACACCTTTGAAGCTTCCGACGCACTAACTCGTGCAGATCTCGAGTGTCCCCCTATCCTGCAAAAAAAAAAAGACATCCACATCCTCACAAGTAACTCACAACCCAACACAACAGAATCGAA